CCCTTTGGTGCGCCTCGCCCGCCTGAATCCACGCCTGGCGTTGTTGTGACCATCCCGGTAACGATGCTCGTGCCGGTCAATGAGCTGGTCACTGTCATGAGGCCCACATCCCGCTTGGCGAGTGCCCCAGTGAACGTGATCGTTGCCGTGCCAACACCTGCGGTCATTGTGCCAACAGCAGTGGTCACATTGCCGGTGCCGATGTTCGAAAGAGCCTCGAGAGCCGCATCAATCGCAGCTACGAGCGTGGCATTGACATTGCTCCACGTGATCGCTGCGGTCGTGAGCCCTTCGAATGAGATTGTGAACGTCCCGCCTGTGATCGTGCCGCCCAGTGTGAGCGTCTGCACTTCATCAGTGCCGGTCGCCGGAGTTCCGGCATATTGAAGCAATCCAAAAGAACCTTCGATGATTGGCATGTGTGCCTCCTATATTCCCGTTACGAGGCAGAAGGCGGTCGGTCGAATCACTGCAAAGGCTGCGCGAATCTCCGCGACTATGCTGCGCTGATTCTTGATGAAGTCATCGTTCTGATAACCCACCTTGATGGTCAGCCCCTTGCGTTCTGCAAGCAGTGAATAGTTGGCGAAATCACCCACGATTCCGGTGCCTTCGGTAAGTCCCGCATCGAGCACAACTGGCAGACCCCAGATGCGATCCGGGCCCATCTCTGACGGGTTGCCCCAGATGTAGATGCCATCAGTGGTGCGAAGCAGCTTCACATCCTGCCAGTCATTGGGATGCGATACGTATGCGCTTGGCATTGCCTGCCCAGTCACGCGCACCTTCGTCATCGCCTTATAGACTGCATCAGGCGTTGGATCTGTGGCTTTAGCCTGCGTCTGCACGCCCACGACGTTGACAATGCCCAGCAGGTTCGGCGTAATGCCGCTGCCCACGAGGATCTGCGTATTCAGCCGCTGGCGCACCATGAATCCGAGCCGGTTCTCGATGTACTCCTGCATTCCGGGCACATCCTCGAGCTGCTCATCCGTCACAGGAATCCATACGGCAATCTTGCGCACAGGGCTCGTGCGCTCTGTCAATGCGAGTGTTGCTTCAGGCTTGGCCGAACCTTCAGCAGTCTCCACAGCCGCATTCGTGAAGGTAGTTTCCTCCATGTAGATGAATGCATTCTGAGTGATCTGGATCGTCGGGATGAGATCAGTGACTGCGGGCTGTGGCGTAGCGTATGGAACTACAACGGTCGAGCGCACTCGCTCAGGCACCCAGCCTGTCGTGGTCGTCAAGAGCGTCTTAAGGCGCATGTCAATGAACACGGCATCGGATTCCTGCCCTGTTCCGTGATTGCGCAGAAACTCCTGATATGACTTCGACTCTACGAACTGCTGGCCGATGCCCTTCTCGGATGGCTCAGGCGCATTGCCCTTTGGATTGCCGCCAAAGTTGGGGCGGTTCGGTTTCGAAAGATCGTCCTGAATGCTCTTGACGCTCGCGGCGATCTGCTCAGTCTCGAGCACCTCATCGCGCGCTTTGCCGATGGCGTTGATTTCCGCCATTCGCGCACGCACGTCATCAAGCTGCTCAGGCGTCAGGTCGTACGTAGTCTTGCCATCCTGCTCAACCTTGTGCGCATCGAAAATCTTCTGACATTCTTCTGACTTTGCCAGGCGCAGCTGCTCAAGCTCCGTGGCTGTTTTGCCCTTATGACTCATTGCAAACTCCTATTTGTTCACTACAAGTGTTTTTAGAAACTCTGCATAAACTGCGCGGGCTTCAGCATCGCTCGCCTTTTCGGGCGGTCTGATGAGCTGCCTGAGTTTGCGAGTCTCAACCGCACAAATCTGCAAGGCATCATCAAAAGCAATGAACCTGTCCTGATTCGGCAGTGAGATGTCACGCCCTTTGGCTGCGCACAGTTCGTAGAGCGACTTACTGCGAGTAGCAAACCGAGTCACGCAATCAAGAGCGGTTTCGGCTTGGTTGGCGTACGTGCTAGGGACGTCCGATTTTATGGTGAGAAGTTCAGTGGCCGGGTTCATCCCCACGAGGACTGGCGACCACTCATAAAGCTCCAACTCATCAAGCTGCCGTATGTCTTTGGATTCACCGTCGAATGAATCCTTAACCACACGATAACCGATGGAAAACTCATCAATGATACCGAATTTGATGTCACTAAACGCTTCGCGGCCACGCTGCGTGTCGGGATTGAATACAGCGTCAATGACTAGCCCCTTGTCTGTCTCGTGCGCTTCGAGCGTCTTGGCTACCGGTGTTTGCCAGTCGTGAGCCCACACGCCTTTCGGCATGCGCCTCGCCAGACTCGCCTTGAATGCACCCGGCATTACCCTTTCGTTAGCGTGATCAACGACGTTGAACACGCTCACAAGGGCGGTAATCCTATACTCGTCTGCCGCCTGCACACTGGCTGTGAATTGTTTGCGTTCAAGCTCCATCTGAAATGATGGAGCCTTATAGCATGGGAGGTGCCCTTACTTTTGGGCGGTACTTTTGGCGGGAGTTTCTAGCTGTCTGCTGTGGCGGATTGGCGGTACTCAAACTCGCATTGATCATTCGCGCGGCAGGTGCGCTCGCCTACCGGCACAAGTGTCCCGATTGGTTGCCAGCCCTTGCCTGCCTCCTGAAAGCATTCCTCACAATGATCCGCGTCAGGCTCGAGGAAGCTGCGCTCTTCCTGCATTCCGGCGTACTTCTCGCGCTGGCCGATTGATTCTGTATAGCTGATCCAGCCTGACTGCCCATACTGTGCCGAACGTCCCGGCGATGGCGTATCCTGCCCCGATTCGACGCCCAAGAGAAACCGGCTGAGGAAGCCGTATTGCTGCACGAGCAGTGAGCCGAGCTTCCCGCGCTGCCTTGCGCCCATCTGCTCTTTGCCACCAAAGGCAAGCTGAGACATGGCGCTGTGCGTTGCCTTGACGCCTTCACGCATTGCAACGGCCCAATCCTCGAAGGTGATCTTCCCGTCTACGTATGTTTGGGTTAAGTCTTCAAGCGCATCGGCACTCTTCGAAACGATTCTCAGCCCGATCTTGCGCACTTCGGCAGGTGTGAGCGGTTTGCCGTTAGGTTTGATGTACTGCCGCCGTCTTGGGTCCCACTGGTAGTCAGGCACATTGTCACTCGTGCTCGATTGTCACTTTGGGTTTTGCCTTGAGCATCTTCGCGGCTTCATCCTCACCGAGTGCCAGCAGCCACGGAATTGCAGCATCCAGCACTGCGTCATTGCCGCTCGCGTTCGGATCAGCAGCTTTGAATGTGAGCACCTTGCCGCCCTGCTCACCATCCCTCATTGCGTCATCACCCACAGGTGGTCCTCCGCTCTCGATTGGCGCATATATCTCGTCCTCCGCATCGAACTCGTAGCCTGCAAGCTCACGCACTTCGCTGCGCTTCAGCCAGCCGCTCTTATAGCCAACTGAAAGCCGCGCATAGAGCGCGTCCTGATCTTCGCTGAGTGCCCGTATCGCAGTCAGATCAAACCTAAATTGATGGCGCTCAGTATCATCCTCAAAGTCACCGAGGAACTGCGTCGTGAGTTCTTCCTCGATGTAACGGTACAGCGGGACGAGATATGATTCCGTTGCATATTCTACCAGTTGACGCGCGTTAGAGTAAGTCGCTTTGTCTAGTCCTGCGCCATAGCCAAGCACAATCGCTGGTATGCCAATGACTGCCGAGAGGCGCTCTTCCGGGAGCCGTCGCAGCTGCGCCAGGTTGAGATCATTCGGGCTGAAGCCCACCTTCTCGACATTCACCGCCGCCCCGCTCACCCACGCCTTGCCACGCTGATCACCTTGCGTCTGCCGCAGGTACTTCTCGCGCACATCGTTCGGATCAAACTGGTACGCATTCACGTTCTCTTTGAGGCTGATCACAACAGGCGGCACTGCGCCATTCTTCATCAGCAGCGCACTGTAGTTCGCAATCTCATTGTCTGTGTAGACTTCGCGCATCACGCTTGCAACGGGCGAGAGGCCCATGCGCGTGTTCATCGGGTCAATACCATCCCGGAAGTGGATCACATCTTCCTGTTCGAAGGTCTGCGTTGCCCCGTCCACCTTGTACTCGTAGCCTGTGATGAACTCTGAGCCGCTCTGCGGCCACAATGGGCGCATCATATGCGGTGGCACATACCAAAGCTCAGTCACGCGACTGCCGCCATTGCGCACTTTGAGCACATACGGGTTGCCGCTCACGATCCACGAGTATGCGAATGCCTTGAGCAGTGTTGTGCCTGAGTAATAGAGATTGGGTCTGCGCAAGAGCTTGGCTGCCGGATGGCCTGGAATGACCTGCTCCATCCCATCTTCGTCAAGCTCAACCACGTTGAGTGGCGCTTCAGGTAGCACACGTCCGAGCCAGTTGACTGCTGCGATTACGAGCGACGAGCCGCCAACGCTCCCAACCTCAGATGCGTAGTCGATGTTCTTGCCGCTGTAGCCGTAGCCGTTCCACGCATCACTCAGCACGTTCCACACAATGCCGGAACTGCCAGCAGTGCCGCCCTGACTTGGGAAGCGCATGGCGTCCTTCAAGCTGGCGAGTGCTTGGATCGAACGTCTGATGATGCCCGTTTCTTTCGTCATTCTACGTCACTCAACGTCACTTGCCGTCACCTGCTGTCACCGCTAAGTGGTTTAACGCCACAAACTTAGCCCGCTTTTTCTGTTGACAGCCTCCCTCTCTGTGGGTATTCTTCGCGGCACAATAATCACATTTGAGAAGGAGGGAGTTTCCCATGATGGAATCAATCGCGAATTTCAAAGCAAAAGCACTTGGGTTTTCTGGATACCAGGACTATCTCAAGAACAGTTTCTACTGGCACAATTTCAAGAAACGGTTTCTCACAGACACCTGCGCCGGCTGTCTCGGTCGTCGGTATAAAGGCCCTTGCAAATGGATGGAAATGCATCATCTCACCTACGACCGCTTAGGCAACGAATTGCCCGAAGATTGCGCCACCTTGTGTACGTTCTGCCACGAGCAAGCAACTCGCGCGGAATGGAACGACGAATGCCCGCTCGAAGATACTGTGCTGTTTTTGCGCAAGAAACATCTGGGGTTTCAATTCCAAATGGCCTTCAACTTCGATGATCAATGTAATCAACCCGATCGAATGCCCGATGAACTGAAGAAGGCCGCTTGATAGCGTTCATGTTCGATTCGTTTCGCCTTGCGGCTGATCTGTCAATCATCTGATTCCCAAATCAGCCGCTTTTTAAGTTCTACCTCAACATCACCGGACTTCTCTCGTATGACAACAAAGTGCTGTGTGGCCAGCGTTAGTATCCAGCGATATACTTCTCTTACCTCTCGCTCCACAAAACGAACGCGACCGTCTACTCTATGTTCAATACTTCTCCAGCACGCCACCTGCCGAAGTGTATTGACAGGTATGCCAGTGCGATCTTCCACTCCTTTTCGTGAAATGATGTAATCGTCAGCACGAATCTCCAACGCCGGAAATTTCACTGCGTGATAATTGCTCATCCCGACACCACCCAACTGCGCACACCCACAACAGCACGCCACGCAAGCGCACGCGCTATCACCGTGTCATCATGCAAGCCCTCTGGTGCCGCATAGCTCACACGCTGCGTATTCGCTGCCACCTTCGATTCGAATGCGTGCAGCTCTGCCGTGGCTGCTGGCACATCAAGCCATCTGCACTCACTGCGCTCAAACGCAAGCATCAAAGACTGGATCAATGGCGGTTTCGATGCAGCCGTAGTCGTGAACGGAATCACCGGCAATCCCTCACGCTGCAATGCCTCGATATTTGGTGAGCCGATCGAGTTCTCTTCCGCTTCGATGTGCTGCACACCCCAGCGCCTGGCAAGCGCGTCCAAGCGCGCTCGCTGAAATGACCACTGAATCTTGTTGAAGCGATCAAGCGCCACCTCGAGGCGGCATTCTGTACACACCACACTTAAGCACGTGAAATCGCCCTTCATGGCCCAATCAACACCCATCACCAGCCGATGGCCGCTGTGATCCGCAGGGCTCGCACCTGGCAGCGCAGTCAGGTTTGCGGCAATGTTTCGAAACACGCTCCCCTCACCCTCGAGGAACTCTGCAAGTATCTCTTCGCGGTATGCCTCATCTGTCAGATCGCCCGCAATCTCATCCAGCGCCTCCCTGCTCAAGTGCGGATTATCAAGCGACGTGAAGTGCCACGCCTGCCAGCGCCCTGACTCATCGCTCTTTGCTTTCTGATAGAGATCGTGAAACCAGTTCCTTCTGCGCGGTGTCGAGATGAACCACGCATCGCCGTTGTTGTCGAGAAGCATTGGCGCTCCCACCTTGCCCCACGCATCAGGTGCCAGGTACGCGCATTCATCGAGCACGAGAAAGTCCGCATGGTCGCCGCGCAGCGTATCGGCATCGCTTGCAGTCTTCACCTTGATCCGCCCGCCGTTATTGGGCATCAGCATGATCCTGCGTTGTTCGTTCTTTTCGATCACGCCAAACTCCGTGACTTCATAAAGCCACGCCTTCACTTTGTCCCAGAACGCATCTGCCTGATCCTGCGTAGTTGATGCGAGGAGCACGCGCCTGCCCTCGAGCATCTTCTTGACCGAGACGCGAGCTGCAAGTGTCGTTTTGCCGGCGCGACGCCCGGCATTAATCACGACTCTCTTCGCCTTCGTCTTCGCTATCATCGCCTGCTTCAAGTGCATTGATGGCAGGTGTATCGTCAGTTCTTTGGCCGTCGCTATCATCAACTATCCTGATGAGCACTCCACCTGAATGCTCGTGATATTCCTTCGGCTTCCCGAACGTGTAAGCTAAGAGAATCTTGGTGGCTTCCAAGTCCTCCGCCTTCGCTCGCCGCACGAGCATCTGAATCACTTCCATTCGGTCATCTTCCGTGAATGCGGTGCGCAAGAGCCACGACAACCCCTCACGGTAGGCTTTGCTCGGTCGCCCTTTTGGTAAAGCGTTAGCCATACTATGCAGCTCGCCTCACTACCATTTGCCTTGCGTGACGCGCGATAGGCGTGGCGATTGTTTGAAGACGCGGTTCGTGCGCTTCAACTGTCACGCTCAGTGCGGGCGCGATGAACTGCCCTTCCGTCACGGCAGGCGCGTACAAGCCGACACTGACCGCAAGACCGGGTATTTCAAATGCTGCTTCACGAATGATTGTGGGTGCGTGCAGGCTGACACTTGTGGATAAGACGATCGAATCAAGCACGCGGCAGCATCGCTCGAAGAACGGCACAACCTCTGCTGGTGTCATCCCATGCTCAACGCCATGCTCACCGTGAATTGTGAGCACTGCATACTCAAGCGCCACGCCGCTCACGTATGCCGAGAATGCGTCAGCGTTCGTGGATTTAAGGACGAGAGTATCTTCAGGTGATGCAGTAAATCGAAATCGCTTCCCGGCGTATTCACTCACCGGGCGAAGAATTGGATCATGCCCTGCCGTTTGTGTTGCGTAGCTTCCGCCGCCTGGAATGTTGTAAGCCGTATTGATCGAACTATCAGCCCAATCGAGGTCGTTGTACATCGAGCCAAGATTGCATACCGGCAAGCCCAGGAATGCGCCCTTGACGCCTGCAATCTCACCGCGTGCAATCGAAAGCAGCCCCGTAAGCCCACCCATTGACCCGCCCCAAAAGCCAACAAACGTGATGCTGTAATTCGCGCGCATATACGCGATGAGATTTGCGTAATCGATAAGCGCGGCTTCATTGCCCCAGTTATCGCCATGCGCGCTCGTGCCTGCAAACAAATAGCCAAGCGGAAGCATTGCATTGATGACATCTGAATAGCCGAGCATCCCCTGCTCGTCATCGCCCATGCCGTGCGACCACACGATGAGGTAGTAAGTGCGCGCTGCCGAGAAGTCATCCGGCAATACGATGAGCACTTCCTGACCACCGACAATCGTGTTTATCTGCTGCATTCTTCGATATAATTGCGATTGATGAAGAACTGGTACATTGACAAGCGTGGCAACCCACGCCAGGTATCGCGCGAATATCCGCTTCCATGGCGTGAATACAGCACCGCTGAGAAGGTTGACGCTATTGCAAGTGGCGCGGCATTTATTATCCTGGTCATTCTTCTCAGTTTTCTTTAGCTCGTAGCGTCTGTAACTCCCTGCTGCATTACGATGACACCCTTCTCACACGTATAGACGGCCCCTGCCTGCGAAACGATCTGCACATCGTAGTGACAGGGAATCAAGGGCGTTAGAGTGGCCGTTTCTGCGCCCGTCAGATCGAAATAGAGTGCAATCGAACCGCCTGTGGTTATAGCGTCTGTAATCTGACCGGCTATGCCTTCAGATGCAGTGACCTGCTTTTGAAGTGCCGCCTCAGCATCAGTGTCATCCTTCGCGTGTCGCTTGATCGTGAGATATGCCTTGTTGACGATGATGCCGCCAGGGAGTCTC